TGGTAACAACTGCAATTTACTTCCCCAACAAGGAAGTTTGTATGGGCAAAATGAACAAGCTAAGCCCAAAACTTTATTACCTGTAGGTTTACCTCTGAATGTTTCTTCTATCTCATCATACTGTCTTTTAAAAGGTACACCAGTTTTAATTGCTTTAACATTATCTTCAGCTTTTTTTATCGCATCACTTTTATATGGCTCTATAAGTTTAGGTGTTTCACATACTGTCCACTCACCTGTAGATTTATTAATTACTATCCAGCCACCAAAGTCTTTACTTTGACTTTCTGCATATAAAAATCCTTGTGACGCATAACCAAAGGTATCATCCTTAACAACCTCGTTAAATCCACCGTCTTCTCCAAACTTCTTTTCAAAGGAATATGGCGATGCACTTTTAATATCCCATACCTTTTCATCAATTTCAACGTCTTGTCTTCCTTCAATCTCTTCTCCTTTAAATTTATACTTAACTTGTTTCTGTTCATTTTTTATTTCTACTCCTGCAGATTTCATTATAAACAATGCTAGTGCTTCTATAATATCTCCAAAGGTATTTCTAACTTTAGCATTGTAAGGTTGTCCCTCACCTTTTATACCCTTAGCCTCCATCTGCAATTGGCATAAGGGTCTACCTACATTTGACATTCTAAGTTCAAACTTAGAACCTCTGTTCTCAGTAAATTGTTTTAGTAAGGCCTTTTTACAGGCCTCACCAAACTCCTCCACAAGTGTTTTGTCTACTTGTGCAGGACTCTTTGACACTTTGTCAAGATACTTCTGTACTTTTAAAAGTATGCTATTCATTATTTAGATAACACATCTTCAGGTAATTCATCATCAAGATCTTTTACTATCTCTGCACTTACAGAATCAGAACCATTAGGTTTCTTAGTCTTAGCTGTGTTGTACAAGCCAACGACTTCTTCATTTTCTGTATCAATAGACTCCTGAAAAACTTTTAAAGTTTCCATATCTGTGTCAGATAACTGTAAATTAGCATCAGCATTTACAGCTATTTCAGGCACATAAAATACATTGCCACCTTTCTTCTGACGTTTAGTATCAAGTGATAAAGTAGAATTAAACATAAGTTTTTTTCTCTTCTTTAACTGATCTAACGCAGCACTGACAGGTGAGAATGCTGTCCCTGTTACTCTATATAGAACGGGTAAGTTCTCTACGTCATGATTAGCTCCTTGTGCAGTTTTACCACCTTTGAAAGATAATAAACCATACACTAATTTGTAACATCGTATAGTTCTTTGTTGTTCTAATTGCTCAGGTGTAAGACTAGACCTTTCTTTGAAAGGTATCTTACCACATTTAGTACCACCTAAAATATCTATAGCTTCTTCTTTCCAGCTTTTAAATATAATAGATCTATTTATGTACTCGCCTTTATCGGCATCGTAATGCATATATTGCATTGCACTTATGAATGGTCTAATTGTAATTGGTTTACCAAAAACATTCTGACCTATGTTTGAGTCATAAGTATAGAAGTGACCTACTGGTAATTGATTACCATCGTCATCTTCAGGTGTACGATTAATAGCTAATCTAGGTATGTTAGTACCCATATTAGATCCATCGTCTTGACCTATTGCCTGCATGATTTGTTCATCAGACATTCCTTTTATATTTACTAAGTTATTATCAGACATTTGTCCTCCATTTTAGTTATCTGTATATACCACATTTTTACGAAAAAGTCAAGCATTATTTTCCTTCAAAACAAGCTAATAGCATAATAACATAGACAAATAGCCAAAAATAATTTATTAAAACATCTAGCATATTCTTGTATCTCCTTTTATTACTTTTATTTCTAAACCATCTGAGTGTGCAAAGTATTTAAACGTACTGAGAAACTCATGGTTTTCGTCTATATACATAGTAGAGGGTTCTACCATACATCTATCTTTTAACTCTGTATATTCTAGATAAGCACCATAATCTGAATCATCATACTCATCTAAAGTCTCAAGAGCCTCTATTGTTTTTCTCATTTCACTATTTCTACCTCCTCCATATCTAACCAATTATAACCGATTTTAATTTCAGTGTCAAGTGGCACATTAAAATCTATATCATAATATTCTTTTAACGATTGTATAACATTTGAAGTGCCTTCGTCAAATATTTTACCCATAATATATGTTTCATCAGGATGAACATCTGCAATAATAGAATCGTGCACTGTATTTATTAATAGACTTTTAAGATTTTGTTTTTTCATTAACTTATAAATATTTATACAAGCTAATGGGACAATATCAGCTGTAGCAAATCCCTGCACAGGATAATTTTTTATTTGTGTGCTATATGTAGATCCACCCCAAGGTGTGCGTTCAGCATATGGAAAAGAATATTCTCTACCAGTTGGTAATTTAACTCTTTTAAATCTTATAGCTTCACTTTGTAATTTTTCATGCCAAGTTTTTATATCTTTATATTTTTCTAAAAATTTAGAGTAATATCTTTTCTCATCTTCTGTACCTGTCACACCACCATACAGAGGCTTAAATGTATGTGCCTTTGCATCTTGTCTTGATACACCAATAATATCTGCAGTATACTGGTGAACATCTATTTTATTTTTTATATCTTCCATACCTTGTTTATCTTGTGCAAGAAATACAGCAGTTCTAAATTCTAATTGTGCAAAGTCTACCTCTAATATCATACCATCTTTAAATCTAGAAGATACAACTTTACGAATAGGAAATGTTTTACCTCTAGGTTGGTTTTGAAAGTTTGGATCTCTACTAGATAGTCTACCAGTAGCTGTAATAGCTTGCATAAATTTAGGATGTAAAAAACCTTTTTCATTTGTAAAGTTTTTTAATCCTGTAACAAATGTATTTAAATATGTATCAACTGCATTATGTCTTACAATAGCATCTATAAAAGTTTTAAACTCACCCTCTGCTTCACCTGCTATTTTAGTTAGTGTAAGTTTATCTGTTCTAAATCCAGCCTCTGCAATATCATATACACTTCTAGGTCTTTGTTGAAATCCTGCAACTCTACCCATACTAGAATAAGTATAACCATCACCTTCACATACTTCGCATTTACTATAATTTTTATATGGGCTACCATCTTTTTTTATTTTTTTAATAACACCTTTACCTTTGCAACTATGACATTGCTCTGCAGTTGTTTTAAATATCTTCTCTGAATTTTCTGCAACTAAGTTTCTAAATTGTATTCTTGAAAAGTTTGGTCTTCTTTTATTTTTACCTGTGTTCTTATCAATACCTACATTAAATATCTTTGCCCAATGCTTTTTATCTTTTGGTTTTCTACTATAAATCAACCAAGATAATTGTTCAGGACTGGATAGATTAACTTTTGTATCCCCCATTTGTTTATACACAATCTTATCTATCTTTTGTTTTAAGTATGCAAACTCTGCTCTATATTCTTTTTCTACTTTAGATAGATCTTCTAGATTAATATTAATACCGTTCGCCTCCATGTCAGATAATACAATTAAAAATTCATTCATCATCTTTGCTGTCATTAATAAATGTTTATTCTTTGGCATTTTAAAATCTGCCATCTGTGAATTAAATAAATCTCTAGTTATCTGTACATCTATTCTACCATACTCTTCTACAACATCAGCAGGTATGTTTTGAAAAGGTATTCCCCTATCTGTAAATTCTTTTATACGATTATCTTTAGATCCAATCCGTCTTCTTCTACAAGACATCTCTAATGTTAAACTTTTTCTTATACCTCTATTTAATATATACTCTCCAAGCATAGTATCATATACTTTACCTGTATATTTAAATCCAGCTTCAATCAACCACATTAAATCAAACTTTATATTATGTCCTACTAATAATGTAGTCTTATCTAGTATAGATTGTATATTGTGATAGCAGCCATCATCTATTCTTTCAGAATGATTAGTAAAATAATATTCATCATTTATACCAACACTAACTAATATATTGTCAGGGTGATATGGTGATGGGTCATATCCACCTGTATCTGTAACTTGCCAAGATGTTTCTACATCTACTACCGTAATCATACTTCGTACCTACTTATGCTCCTTCTAATTGTACAAGATGGTTCTCCGTGATAACCATTTATTTTATTCTTACTTATACATAATGTTCTTATTTTATTTTCTGCATCAGAGTTAGAGTTTCTACCGATACCTATGATGATGTCTGCTTCTGCAGCTTTACCTGTTTTAGAGTTTTCCATCATATCAAATGATATACTATTTCTATTGTGTGC